GTCGGAAGCCTAAGTCGAATCGTTTGGGAGATAGCCCTGGCAACGGGGCTATCGCCAAATGAGTTTGAAAGTGCCGAAGACATTTTGACGGTCATTGAAATTTTGGAAAGGCGGGCAAATGGCTAAGGAATCAATTTCCTATGACAAAGCGGAATTGCGCGCCATTCTCAAATCCTTCAAAGCAATGGACGAACAAGCGACCAAACAAGCAAAAGAGCAAACGTCCGAACTTGCTGAGTACGTTCGCGGCAAGATTATTGATAGCGCAGGGCGGGCAAACAATCGCGCAGCGTCAAGAATTGCCCAGGGTTCGAAGGTTTCAAAGTCGTCGAAGATCGGTGAAATTTCATTTGGTTTTGCTGCCCAAAAGTTAAGCGGCGGCGGTACGACGCAACAGGTTTGGGGCGGTTACGAATTCGGTTCAAATAAATACAAACAATTTCCAGTCTGGTCAGGTCGTGAAGGTCGCGGTTCTCGCGGTTGGTTTATTTACCCAACGCTACGAAGCGCACAACCTGAGATCATCAAAAAGTGGGAACAAGCGTTCTCCAAAATTGTGAAGGAGTATGACTAATGGCTGGCAGTCGTACCCTTAAACTTTCGATTCTTGGCGACGTTGACAATCTTAACAAATCGCTCAAAACCGCAGGCGGTGACGTTGATTCATTTGGCGACAAGATCGGCAAGGCTGGCGTAAAGATCGGCAAGGCGTTTGCCGCAGCTGCTGCCGCTGCTGGTGCTGCCGCAATTGCAATTGGTATCGAAGGCGTAAAGGCTGCAATTGCTGACGAAAAGGCACAAACACAATTGGCAGTTGCGTTGGAAAATGCAACGGGTGCAACACAAGCCCAGATCAAAGCAACTGAACAATCAATCCTTCAAATGTCATTGGCGACTGGTGTTGCTGACGACGAACTACGCCCGGCACTTGGTCGCTTGGTTAGATCGACGGGCGACATTACAAAGGCGCAAGATTTACTTTCAACGGCGTTGGACATTAGCGCGGCAACAGGCAAGCCAGTCGAAGCAATCGCCAATTCACTTGCGAAGGCGTATGACGGCAACACCGCTGCCCTGGGTAAATTGGGCGTTGGGTTATCGACTGCCGAACTGAAAACAATGTCATTTGAACAGGTGCAAGGTCGCCTGACTGAATTGTTTGGTGGTGCTGCTGCACGCAACGCTGACACCTACGCAGGAAAAATTGCACGCGTTCAAGTTGCATTTGACGAAGCAAAAGAAACAGTCGGTGTTGCATTGCTCCCAATCCTTGACAAACTTTTGCAATTTATTAATCAAAACGCATTGCCAGCAATCAACGCATTTTCAAAAGCCTTCAGCCTGACCGACGGTGATGGTTTTGGCAAGGTAATCACCGACGTTGGCACGACATTGAAAAAAACATTTACACCAATCATTGAAGGCGTAAAGTCGGTTTTTGATAGCGTCAAAACTGCGGTCATGAATAGTAAGGACGAATTCAAAGCATTTTGGGACGTAGTCAAATTCATTGCGCCGTTGGTCGGTAGGGCAATTGGCGATTCATTGAAAGTTGTCGGTGACATTGCTGAAATTGTTATCACAATCATTGGCAAGGTTTTGGGTGCGATCAAACCATTGCTGAACACTGCCATTGACGGAATCAATGCAATCATTAAGGGATACAACGCAGTGCAGTGGGGCAAGGACGTGCCGCTAATTCCGAAGATCGGTGGCGGTTCAACCGCGACGGGTGCGTTGGGTAATTTTTCAATGTCAACGGGTGGCGTTATGACGACCACGGGCGTGACCACTGGTGGCGGGGCTACAACATCAACCAGCGGTGTCACAGGCGGTGGAAGCACTGGTCTAGTCACTAGCGGTGGGGGCAGTGCAACAGGTGGGGTTGCGACAGTTGCCAAAAAAGCAGCTGAAGCAATCACCAACATTGCAGGTGCGTTTGATAACTTCACCAGTGGCACGACAACACTTGCAGGCATTGAAGCGGCTTCAACTAGCGGTTTCCCATTTGGTACGTCAGGCGTCAACACCAACACCCTTGCGGGAATCATGGCAGCGTCAAGCCGTCCAAGCGTGACCGTCAATTTCAATGGCGTTACAACCGACCCTGAAGGCACTGCACGCGTTTTGGTGGACACTTTGAACAATTCCTACTATCGCGGGACAGGCGGCGCGAGTAGCCTGCAAATCGCATGACACAGTGGTCACCCGTTTGGAAAGTGGAAATCGACGGCGTTGAATACACTTCGGCGGTTTTGGCAAACCTGACCATTCAAAGCGGTCGGACAAACATTTACGAGCAGGCGCAGGCGGGTTATAGCAACATTCAATTGATCGACGTGAACCAGGTTGCAATTCCCGTCCACATCAATTCAACCATTTCCATTCTAGTCAAAAACACGTCAAACACATTTGTGCCAATCTTCGGCGGCAACGTCGTGGACATTGGTTTGGAAGTGCGCGACGTAGGTTCGACCATGTTCACGCAGACTTATTCGATTACGGCATTGGGCGCATTGGCGCGTTTGCCAAAAGCCTTGAGCAACGGCGTACTTTCAAAGGACTTTGACGGGAATCAGATTTACACGATACTTTCAGACCTTTTGTTAAATACCTGGGCTGAAGTGCCAGGGGCGTTGACCTGGGCAACCTATGACCCGACAACCACATGGGCAGCGGCTGAAAACGTTGGTTTGGGCGAAATTGATCAACCAGGCGATTACGAATTGGCAGCGCGTTCAAGCGATCGAACAGACGTGTATTCATTGGTTTCAGCCCTAGCAACTTCGGGGCTTGGCTACATTTACGAGGACGCGCAAGGTCGCATTTCCTACGCTGACGCTACACACCGCAGCCAATACCTTCAGACAAACGGTTACGTTCAAATAACGGCTAATCAAGCCCGAGCAGCTGGTCTGCGCATTGCAACGCGCGCAGGCGACGTTCGAAACAATCTGACAATCAAATACGGCGCAACTAGCAGCGCGGAAAAATCTGCAAGCGACGCAACTTCAATTTTGAATTACGGCACACTTTCCCAAATCATCACGACAACGCTTCATAACGCAACTGACGCGGAAGATCAGGCAGACTTTTACCTGGCACTTAGAAAAGACCCGCAGGCAATTTTCAAAGAAATTACCTATGACCTGACAAACCCTGAAGTGGACAACGCAGACCGTGACGCACTCATTGGCGTTTTCATGGGCTTACCATTGGCGATCAATGACCTACCGTCAAACATGGGTTCAATCTTCCAGGGCTTCGTCGAGGGTTGGACGTTCCGCGCGGGTTACAACACCCTTTCGGTTTCGCTCAATCTTTCGCCCGTTGCCTATTCATTGCAGGCACTAGAATGGCGCGAAATTTCCAATTCATTTACCTGGTCGGGCGTGTCGCCAACGCTTGACTGGGCGCGTGCAACAATTATCACTTAACGAAGGAGACTCAAATTACAAACCCAACCACCCCCTTTTCGTGGCAAATGCCGACGGCGAGCGATCTCGTTACGGACTTGCCAGCAGACTTCGAAACATTTGGACAAGCCGTTGCAACATCAATGGCTGACTTGCTTGGTGGCACAACGGGTCAGGTATTGTCAAAGGCTTCAAACACCGACATGGATTTTACATGGGTTGAACAAGACGATTCAACCCTTGCATTCAATGCACAAACTGGCACGACTTATACCCTGGTCGCAGCTGACGCAGAAAACAAATTGGTTACAACGTCAAATGCTTCAGCGATCACAGTCACAGTTCCGCCGTCAGTTTTCACAACTGGCAACACAATCAACGTTCAGTCAATCGGCGTTGGGTTGACTACTTTTGCGCAAGGCGCAGGGGTAACAATTACTTCAACGGGTGCAACTGCTTCAGCCCCAAAGTTACGCGCGCGTTATTCTGCTTGCACAATTATTTGCACGGGTTCAAACACATTTACCATTGTTGGTGATCTTTCGTAATGAATCCAATTCTCGGAATTTTAGCCAGTGGAATTACGGGCAATTTAAGCGTGTCATTTTCCACGGATTATCTTGTCATTGCAGGTGGTGGCGGTGGTGGCGGTGGTTCGCTTAGTGGCAACAAGTATGCAGGTGCAGGTGGTGGTGCGGGTGGACTTCGATCAACAGTTACTGCAACAGGTGGCGGTGGTTCTTTAGAAACTGCTTTAACATTAACTACTGGAATAAATTACACAGTAACCATTGGTGCAGGTGGTGCAGCGACTACCGATCAGGGTTCGAGTGG